TGACGAACGTGGTCCATGTCCTGACGGGAAGACCGAAGGAGTAAGATTTTCACATTTAATGGCTATTGCTCCTAATGCTTCATCATCCATAATAATGGGTAATACATCACCATCAATTGAACCATTCAGAGCCAATGCTTATAGACAAGATACATTATCAGGTTCTCATTTAAATAAAAATAAATGGCTTGATAATATTATTAAACAAAAGATTACTGATCCAGATAAATATGATGATATTTGGAGATCCATTATTGCAAATGATGGTAGTGTACAACATCTTGATATATTAGATGATTGGGAAAAAGATGTATTTAAAACTGCCATGGAAATAGATCAAAGATGGGTAGTGCAACATGCTGCCGATCGTCAAGAGTTTATTGACCAAGCACAAAGTTTGAATGTATTCCTCAGACCTGATGCAGATATCAGGTATATACATGCTGTGCATTTCTTATCATGGAAGCTCAAATTAAAAACAATGTATTACTGTAGAAGTGATAAGATTGCAAAAGCTGATAAAGTTGCTAAACGAATCGAACGTGATGTTATTAAAGAAATTGACTTCACCGAGATGACTGAAGGTAACACTTGCCTTGCTTGCGAAGGCTAAATTAATAACATATAACTAGAGAGGAATATAATAATGGCTGAAAAACAACTCACCCTGACCGACGAAAGAACATTCTTTAAACCTTTTAATTATCCGTGGGCTTATGATGCATGGCTAAAGCATGAACAAGCACATTGGTTACATTCAGAGGTTCCTATGGGTGAAGATGTTAAAGATTGGAAAAAGAAACTTACTCCTGCAGAGAAACATTTCCTTACTAATATTTTTAGATTCTTTACACAGGGTGATATTGATGTTGCCGGTGGATATGTAAAGAATTACTTACCATACTTTCCACAACCAGAAATAAGAATGATGTTAATGGGATTTGCAGCACGTGAGGCATTACATATTGCTGCATATTCACACTTGATTGAGACCTTAGGTATGCCTGAGTCAACATATAATGATTTTCTAGAATATCAAGAAATGAAGGATAAACACGATTATGTTACCACACTCAGCTCGAAAAATGGTACAAAAGAGGCAACGGCAGCACATATTGCTGTATTCTCAGCTTTTACCGAAGGTATGCAGTTATTTAGTAGTTTTATTATGCTTCTTAATTTTCCTCGCCATGGTTTAATGAAAGGCATGGGCCAAATTGTAACATGGTCAATTGTTGATGAAACAATGCATGCTGAATCCATGATTAAATTATTTAGAACATATATACAAGAAAATAATGAAATATGGAATGATACACTAAAAGAAAAGATCTATTCTATTGCAGAGAAAATGGTAGAATTAGAAGATAAATTTATTGATTTAGCATTCTCACAAGGTGATATGCGCGACCTTAATTCAATAGATGTAAAGAAATATATTCGTTATATTGCTGATCGCAGATTAATTTCATTAGGTATGAAAGGTGTATTTAAAGTGAAAAAGAACCCTTTACCATGGGTAGAAGAAATGATTAATGCTCCTGTGCATGGTAACTTCTTTGAAAATAGAGTCACAGATTATGCAAAAGGTGCACTCAAAGGTTCATGGGAAGATGTATGGGGTTCTGCTGTTGAATCTCAGGTAGCATAAATAATATGGCTACCAAATTTTTTGATTGCGACAACTGTGATTCACATGGTAAGATTACAGTAAAAACTAATGAAGTAACTGTAGACGATATAGTATATTGCCCTGTATGTGGTTGTGATATATTTGAAGAAGATGATTACGACGAATGATTTGGATATTTCAGGGTAACGAATTTAACGATACACCAGAAGAATATCAAGGGTTTGTTTATGAAATAACAGAACTTGATACTGGTAAAAAGTATATAGGTAAGAAGTTCTTTTGGAAACCAAAGATCTTACCAATTACCAAAAAGAGAAAACGCAGGGTAAGAACTCGTGTGGAATCTGATTGGCGTGATTATTATGGTTCTAGTAAAGAAGTTCAACTTCTTGTAGACGAAAAGGGTGTCAACAATTATAAGAGAGAAATATTACACCTATGTAAAACAAAAGGTGAATGCTCTTACTGGGAACTATATTATCAAATGACTAATCATGTGTTATTGAAAGATGAATATTATAATGAATTTGTTGGCGCAAAGATTCATGCTACACATATAGCACATTTAAAGGATTAATCATGACAGTTCTTATGTTTGTAACTGCACTGTCACTGTCAGTTATTGCTGCATTTTACTCTCTTATGGGTTTAGCAGCAATTTTCGCAGCCGCAGTTGTACCTATTATCATTATGGGTTCAGTACTAGAAGTTTCAAAACTTGTAGTAGCCAGTTGGTTGTATAGAAACTGGAAAGAAGCACCATTCCTATTAAAATCATATCTTACTATTGCAGTAGTTATCTTAATGATAATTACATCAATGGGTATATTTGGTTTTTTATCCAAAGCACACCTAGATCAAGCAGTACCTACAGGTGATATTGCTGAAAAGATTGTATTCATTGACGAACAAATTGCCATTGAAAGAGAAAATATTACTAATAGTAAATCTCTGATTAAACAAATGGATGATGTTGTTACCAAAAAGATGGAATCTGAAGGTAGAGAATTAAAAGATAAACAAAATAATACTTATAAAGAAGATGTTGCCGAACGAGCATTAAATATTAGAAGATCACAAGCAAAAGATCGTGCTAAGTTTACAAAGGAAATTCAAGCAGCACAAGATAAGATTATTGATTTACAAAAACAAAAAGCACCAATATCTAAAGACCTAAGAGAACTTGAAGCAGAAGTAGGTCCTGTTAAGTATATTGCTGCACTCATATATGGTGATAATCCAGATAAATCATTATTAGAAAAAGCAGTACGGGGAGTAATTATAATGATTGTTACTGTATTTGATCCATTAGCGGTATTGATGTTGATAGCCGCGAACTGGTCTTGGAAACATTCACGACCCCTTGCACCTAAACCACCTTTAGGTCCCATGCAAAGAGAAATATTAAGAGGTCCTAAAAAGGAACCTCCCGTAAAAAAGCCTGAGCCTGAAGCTGACATAAAAGTTTCAGGTTATAGCTTTAAAGTTGAAGAAACTAAGCCTAAAGATTACAAAAGAATTGCAAAAATTCGTGCATCTAAACCTAAGGCAAAACATGAACCTAAAAAACAAAGATCACTTGAGATATTTGGTGATCAACACCATGCCTGGAAAGATAAAGAAAATCTCTTATAAATAGTAGTATGGGAGAGATATTTCAACTTATAGCAGACCTAGGGTTTCCTATTGCTGGCGCTTGTGTTGCTGGCTATTTTGTATTTTTAACAGTACGATTTATACTTGATGGTGTAACTGGTTCAGTTAAAGGTATGTCTGGTATTATTAAGGCACTTGACAAAAGAGTTGCTGCCATGAATCACGATGTTATACGAATTGATACTAAAGTAAGTCATGCGCTTGGTATACCTCCTGATCTAGATAGAATTGCTAGGGCAGAACAGTCTGATGCAAGAAGAGATTAATGGATTCTATAGTAGATTTAATAAGTAAATATGGGTTTCCTATAGTCGCTGCCGGTGGCTTAGGTTATTTTGTATTTTATATCTGGAAATGGGTAACAGAAGAAATTGACCCTGTCATAAGTGAATCAAATAAAGTTTTGATAGAATTAATAGATCGAGTTCGTATGTTGGATAATGATCTAATTAGATTAAATCAAAAAGTGAATGTTATTTTGTCTTTACGAGAAAAAGAAGAAAAAAATGTTCACAAAAACAACGATAATAATCTTTAGTGTTTTATGTTTAAATGCATATGCACAACCATTAAAAGATTTTACTTTCAAAAGTCCAGCCTTTAATGGTAATGGATACTCCGCTCACGTATTAACAATTGAAAATCAAGAACACTCTCGTAAAAAAGCACTTGCTGAAAAAATAGAAGCACGGCTTAAAGAAGCAGAACGAGAAGCCGAAAGTACTAATTTGGCCAAATTTATGAGTAATTTGGAGTCACGTATTTATGCGCAGATATCACAAGACGTTGCTACGGCAATGTTTAATGATGATGGCACTAGTCCTACATCTGGTACATTAAATTTTGAAGGCAATATTATCAATTGGGATAAAAGTACAGGTGATATTGTTTTATCTGTCACCGATTTGGTTGGTTCAACAACATCAATAACAATACCATTAGGTGATTTTACATTTTAATGAAAATATTAAGTTTACTACTTTCCTTGTTATTGGTAGGGTGCGCGACAACACAATCAATAAGTGAATATGAACCACCTGTATTGGTTGAAGCAACAACGGTAAAAGAATTTGATACATTATTACCTCCAAAATTAGGTAAGGTGGTTGTTGCTGTATATAGTTTTGTTGATAAAACCGGACAAAGAAGACCAAGTGATACACAAGCAAGTTTTAGTACTGCAGTAACACAAGGTGCTGAATCATTTTTAATTAAAGCATTAAAAGATGTAGGTAATGGTCAATGGTTTGAAGTAGTAGAACGAGTAGGATTAGCAAATTTAACACAAGAACGTGCTATTATTAGACAAATGCGTGAAGCATATGATGGTCCAAATGCAAAACAATTAATGCCAATGAAATTTGCTGGTATGTTAATTGAAGGTGGTATTACAGGATATGATACATCAACAAGAAGTGGTGGAGTAGGAATGAGAGTATTAGGTGTTGGTCCACAAACACAATTTAGTGAGGATATCATTACAGTAAGTTTAAGAGCAGTTAGTGTAAATACAGGTGCGGTATTGGCTGCAGTAAATGTACAAAAAACAATTTATTCAACTGCTGATAGTATGGCAATATTAAAA